TTTTAAATGCGTAAGCTGTATCATGTCAGCAAAACTCATCATACGACCAACTAATGACTCTGGTCTACCTTTGTATATTCTTGGGGCAACTATTTGATATGACATGTGACATTTAGTTATATCTGATTTAGGTCTAGTCATATTCTCAGACATACCCCAGTCTAATAACTTATCAAAACCTATAATTTTAGCACCACAATATAAAACCTCAATAGCTCTATCTACTTTTTGAAATCTTGCTCTTGAGTCTTTTGGCGGATTAAATGTATCATCTTTTTCTAAAGCTTTATCAGCACCGCTAGATGTTTGTTTTATTTTATATGTTTGATTTTGAAAAGTTTTATATTCAAAATTTAATATATGCGCAAAACCAGGTTCTTTATGTATTTGACTCATTGTTTCACCACCTGTGCTTTTGTCTTCTATTTCTTTTACATCTTCCTTTGTTAAACTTGGAAAACGCTTCATTAGTTCAGGTATAGATATTTTAGTTATCTCACCAACATAATATAGATCTTCAAAATAAGGTGAATCAGTGTAAGAATAAACTATTTCCACCGGATCAACGTATTTTATTTTTATACCTTCAGATGTGTTAAATTCATTTTTAACACATGATATACCTAAAACTGCAATATCGTAGTCTAATCTTTTTTTAATTAAATCATAATCGTTTAAATCAAAAACATTATTCAAAGCTTCTTCTTGAGCTATTTCAATACTTTGTTTATAATCTAACTGCATATGTAAAGATAACTCTTCATCGTTTATAGGTAAATCATTAGGATTCATACTACTATTAAACTGATTACCTAAACCACTTTCTTGAACAAGACTATAAAAATTCTTGTTTCTCATGTCTTTAGCAACACTCTCTACATATTTTGTTCTTTTTTGTTTAGAACTTGGATCTTGTGAAAAAGCTTTTAAATCATAAGTTCTTTCAGTAATACCATTTACAACTATATCAACAAACTTAGGTATAATTGGCACAGGTTTCCAGTCTAAATTTAAATAACTTAAGTCACCATTAATTGACAATTCGTCTTTATATTTTTGTACAGACTGCTCTCCTCTAGCATATAATCTTAAATTATTGTATCTTTGTCTAGAGTTATAGTATTTAGTAGAGCCACTATCTTTTTTAAACCACTCATTTTCTATAGCATTTGCAACTTGCATGCCATAATCTTCACCAGCTTTTTCTGTATTAGAAACAGCGTGACTAGGAAAAGATGTTTTTGTTGTGTTTAATAATGCCATTTATTATATTATTTTCGATGTTATTCCCTTATTGTTATATTTGGTAAACCCAAAGTTTACTTTAGTTAATGTTTTGTCTGGTTTTGGTTTATATAAGTTTTTGTTACAAGCCATTATAGCTAAACCACTACTTATCGTAGCATCAAATTTTGTTCTATTATTTATATCAAATCTAGACCAATCATTTAACGTTTCATTAAAATAAATGTCTCCAAAAGTTAAATCTTCTTTTTGACCAACGTATTGTTGTATGTAACTTTCAATAGCGGCTGCGTGAGCCTGTTTAATATCTTCACTTGAGTTAGGTATACCACCTATTTCTTTTTCTGCTACAGATAATTTGTTCCATGTTTTATCAGGTCTATTCATGCTAAAACCTCTATAACCTCTTCTTTTTAAATAATACAGTAATCTAGGTTTATTATTTTCACATAATAAAGGCATACCATAAAATACCAAAGCCATTAACACATCTTCAAAAAACATTTCTGAAGTTTGTGGTCTAGCTATATATTCTAAAAAAAAGTGGTTTGGTGGTGCATCTTCCATACTAAACTTAGTAAGTCCATGCAAAGAACCTTTAGAACCTTTTTTATCAACAGTTCCTGATATATCATAACTATCGCAACCAAAAGCACCCATATGTTCATTAACTGGGTATTTTATACCATTTTTTATAGCAACTCTATTTTGTTGCTCTGAGTTAGGTATCCAACTAATTAAAAACCTACCCTGTAAATCAGGATAAAAATTTACTTTAGTATCTTTTACTCCGTTTCTCCAAGAAAAATTACCTCTTGTAACTAAAGTTGATTTATTTATATCGCTATTAAAATCTATTTGTTCGTATATTCTTGTTAAATTAAATATACTTCCTTTAGTCTCGTCTCTAAAAGCATGATCTTCTGTTCTTGGAAATTGACGGTAAAATTCATTTAAACCTTCTTGATCATTTTTTAAACCATCTACTTCATTTTGCCAATGCTCTAAAATACCAATATCTATAAAGTCGCCGTAAGGTCCTTCAACCTCTGTTTCTGGCGTGTCGAATACAGGTAATCCATAAGAATCAATGAATCCTTCGTAGTTCCATTCCATAGGTATGAACAAAGAATAGAGACCTGAGCTTGTTTGTCCATTTCTGTTTCTTTTAGTAACATCAGAGTTTGTGTATAATTTTTTAAAGTTATTACCACCTTTATCTAGGGCATTAGAAGTTGATCCCATCATGCACTTACCGACAACTTTACTACCTAACCTTAATGTTGTTTTTGTAACTCTCCAGTTATTTAATATATTGTTTGGCCTCTCCCATTTACCACTTTCATCATGTACTAGTAACTTTAGCTTTTCACCATCATAACTATTATCACCCGTGTTTTTCCAGTCGATAGTAGTGTCTAATCCAGTAAGCTCTTCAGGCCTTTCACTTATACTAGTAATATTTCGTCTAGTAAGTTTTGAAGCTGGCACTCTGTAAGCTAGTTCGGTTTTAGGGCGATCCATACCGTCTTGTATTGGTTTAAAGAAAAATGGATAATTTACTGATATAGGTACTACTTTGTCAGTAAACATTTTCTTAGCATCAGGTCCAGATTTTGATAATATACCAAACCTAGCATCAGATGATATTGTTGCCATGTTTACTGTTTCACCAGACGCCATAAATGAAAACCCAGAACGTCTATTTTTAAGGTAGCACATACCGTAGCATCTAGTGTCCGCTTTACAAGCTTCCCAAAATATATAGAATAATCTATTTGCTTCTCTAAATTCTGGCTTGCCAACATCAATCTTTGACCATTGTAAATACATATAATGAGTACCGGTTATATAAGTAGGTTTACCCTTGTTATAAAACCAGAAACCTTCATCTCTTTTTGTGAATTCAGTTTCTATATAATCTATGTATTTGTTTTTAAACTCTTGAGGATATTCTCTCCAGTCAAATATTGTTTTAATATTTCTTAATACTTTTGGCTGTTCAGACACCTGCCATTTGTCACCACTAAACTTGTGTACATCTTTGGGTGTTTTTGGTAGAGCGATTTTAAAATTTTGTATGCTATACACGTCACCAATTTGACCTGTTTTACTTATAACAACAACATCATGTTCTTTGTTATATCCATACTTCCATTTTTTAGACTTATTAAGTCTTTTAATGGTATTTATTTTTATAGGTTTTATAACCTCATATAAACTTTGCTTATACATTACTTAGATCTTCTTTCTGCAAAACCAGAAAAAGATTTCTTCGTATCATCTTCTTTAACAACACCTTCAATAGCATCTTGCTCTGCTTGTATTCTATTTAATATTTCAAAAGCATCGAATATAGCTAGTTTTTTTGTTGCAGCTGCGTTTTTTAATCTATCAGCACTTATATCATCATCGCTATCAACAATAGCTTCTTTAGCTACTTTAATTAACTCCTCAACTGCTTTATGCCCAGCTTGGATTATACGTTTCTTCGTTTCCTTGGTACTCATATAAAATTTCAATGTTTTCGTTAGGTATTTTATACAGTAACTCGTCATCTATAATAAACTCATGATTAACACGTGGGTTAAATCCTATAAGTTTATTTACTTCAAAAGTTCCATCAGTGTATTTAACTATACCTTTACTACTATGTTCTATGCTTAAATTAAATTTATCTTTATTTTTAATCGGTTTTACGAAAGTGTAACCTTTATATGCTTGCCAACCATTACTTTTCTTGTGTAAATATATTTGATCTTCTGTTATATGGTATAAATTTTCATTTATATAACTAAAAGAAGATCTTTGTTCACCACTTTGGTCATACCATCTTCTAAAAACATTGTGATGTATTATTATTTCATCACCAACCTTTATGTTAGTTTTTAACATTTTTGGTGTAGCAATAACTATAGCATTTCTATTTATGTATTTAAATTCTGATAAACTATTATTTAATATCAGATTAACATCACCTATTTTTTTAGTGTTGTTGTATATACCGCCTTTTGGTTTTACTATAAAATTATATAAACCCCGCACTAATACTCTAAATTATACTCAACAGCTATAGCCATGTTTTTATTAAAGTCTTTCCATGGTATAACATCGTCTCCTTTTTGAATAAAAATACTAAACTTTTCATCACGTTCCATTATATCTACGATGGTATGCCCTCCGTAAACCTCTTGGCCTACGGAGTAATGCATAGCTTCGTTTTTATAATCTTTACCGATACTAATCTTTCTTATCAGCTTCATCTTCTGGTAATTCGGATATAGTTCCGTCTTGTAAGTTAACTGATACTTTGCCGTACTTTTCTTCTAACGAAGTTTGAATAACTTGCAATTCTTGTTGTCTAACTTTTAAAGTTTCAATAGCCATTGTTTTTTGAACTTCTAAACCACCAACTTGCATTTGAACTTGGTTTATTAAGGCTACTTTCTCTTGAACTGATTTTAATTCTTCGTCAGTTACTTTTTTTACATCTTTAGCGATGTCCTCTACTTTTACGTCTTTCATTTTATTTAATTTAATTGTTAATTATTATACGTCTGTATAATTTTCGTAAGCTTCTTGTGCTTTTAAAGCTACGTAAGCTTGGTTTACATGGTTCTTTGCTGAGTCAGCTACTGAGTCGGTAAAATTAAAACTAAACTCAGTTAGTTGAGAGTTTGGATCAGCGTCTCTAGTTGCTTTATCCTTAAATACTTTTACGCTAGCATTTGACGCAGGCGCTTTTGCCCAAATTGTTTCATACACCGCTTCAGTTTTTAAACTACCATCTGAATTATAAACAGCTGCAGTTTTTAAAT